AATGCGGATTCTTCGCCTCCGGCCTCTTCGCCTCCGGCTTCTCCTGCCGGCATCTCTTCGGGTCCACCAAGATCAAGCTCTTCGCCGCCAAGGTCGCCACCGAGGTCGCCACCGAGGCCACCGGTTTCTGCGGCTGCTGCGGCTTCTGCCACCTGTTGTAGCGATGCATCGTGCTTGCGGTCGTAATACATTTCACGCTGATTGCGAATGAACTCTTCGTGAGACATTCCAAAAATGTTTTCAGTAACCCAGCGTCGTGAGAAATAGCCTTCAGTTGCGGAAGCAGCAATATCGAACTTCTGCTTCCAGTGTTCGATCTCTTGAAGTTCTGAAATCTTAGAGGGATTATTTAATGCTAACGAGAAACTTAATAAATCATCTCCTCTAAATCCTAAAGTATAAAGATGAATAATGCCAATCTTTGTTAGCTCTGCGATGATAACTCGCTGGAGGCGCTGAACGGTTCTTGAAAACCGAATGTCTTTCATTGCAAGAGTTGTCTTATCGTCTGCGGCGCCTTCACCCATTGCGAGATATGCTTGGGGAATTTTGAGGGCAGAGAACAATTTGTCGCGGAGATACTTAATATCGTCGATTGCAGTAATGTTTTGGGCGCCGGCGAGACTCTGAATATCCGTAACACTCCCAGCCCGAACGGGAATAAAATAATCCTCTTCGATGCTCATTGGGTTGTAGCGCAGATCAACACGACCGGTGCTGGCGTCTACAACGGAATGTCTTTTTAATTGAGTAACAATCTTTTCCATATATTGTTCAACGTCTTGCGGGGGGATTGCCCCAACGTCGATCTTAAACACGCGGCGTTCTGATGAGCGAACAACACGATATGCCATCATTGCGTCTTCCATGAGAGTAAGCTGGCGCCAAATGCGACGAGCAGGTTCTAGAATAGAGGAGCCATAGGGGACATACTTATCATTTCCTAAAATACGGAAATGGCAAATCTGCCAGTTTTCGAAAGTCATTCCAGCGGAGTTCCACTGATACTGAACATAATTGGGGTTTGTGGAGTCTTTGCCTTCGAGTCTTTCAACTTCGGCGGGGGGGAGTGCGATAACGGCCTTAACGCCATACTTATCATCAATATCCAAATATAAAAAGAAGTCGCCATACTTGCACATCGTGCGACTCCACCCAAACAAATTATAATTAAGATTTAATATACTGTCATATAATATTGCTAGCACCGCTCTGATCTCTTCGTTGGGGCATTTAATATTAAGCATCGGCCGAAGATCGGAATATGTCGTCATCTCGTCTGCATAGATATCCAGAGTTGAAGCAATCTCGGGCATGTACTCCATTTGATCGAAATCGACATAACGCTCGGATCTGCGCTGGTTTGCGATTGCATCTGTCGCCACAACGTCGAGAGGATTGTAAAGCGTCTTTTTAAACTGCTGACCCGATGCTGATTTAAAGCGTGAACTAAACTTATCTAAATGTTGCCTTCTAATCCTGCGTCCAGATTGTGAACGGTAATTAATAATCGGACCAGAGAATAATCTGGTTAGTGCTTTAAATAATCCCGATTCTGGGTTTGCGGGGTTCTTTCTATTGTGTCTGTTGTTGGGGGGCATTATTTAATAATCCATTTGTATTGACTGTATAATTCTTTAGCTTCATTCATTTTATCAAAAACATTGTCTCTTTTGTAGCCGTCTTGTCCTTTTATTTGAGTATTCAAAGTGGTTTTAGATGTGATGATTGCGTCCACAAATGCTTTTTGATAGTTTAGTTCCCTTGCGTTTACTTGCAACGCCGTATCTCTCACCCAACAAGCGATTGCGAGAGCCATAATTAAATCATCGTGGTATCCTTTCATTGCTTGTGGTTTTCCGTTCTTCCATATAAAGGTCTTAAATTCATTAGTTAGTCGCGAGGAATATGTTTTAATTAGTTTATTTCTTATAAACTCCTCCAATTTCGCAACAATTAGGGGGCGTGTCTTAGACGTGGTAGAGAAACCGGGAATTGCGCTATTGCGAACTTCTGCTTGATGTTGCTCAATATATTCGTGTGTTGATTTAACTGAATGGTATAAGTTGGGATATCCATATTCTATTAGTTTATCTAATACAGTATATCCAATGCTATTATTTTCAACCACCAGCATACAACTGCCATACTCTCGACCTACTTGATTAAGCATGTTGGCATACATATCGGGAGTTACTTTCCCCTGGTATTCTCCAACGACTTCTAAAGTTTCTAGTTGGATAATGTGAAACGTAGAATAATCTGCCCCATCACCTCGGGCCACGTCCGCCACCATTAAATAATTACAAGTCGGATCGTATTCTTCCCAAATCCAGAAGTTGCGATCAAATCCTGTGCGATATTTTGGATCCCGAGCAAGAGACAACATCCATTCCATATCTGTAGGATCAATGACAGTCTCGCCGGAAGTATTGAAATTACATTGTAACTCCTGCGCAATCTGTCGCTTGGACATGTTCTTGGTTTCTTTCTTATACCATGCATCGTCTCTGTCGGGGTGTACGTCCCATTGAAGCGTAGTCAAATTAAAATTATTTGCTCCCGCATCGGCATCCGTACAAGTTTTATGAAACCAGTTTCCAACGCCATTGGGGGTTGACAACGCAATACAGCGACCACCAGTTGATAGAGTGGGATACAAGCCTGTCCATAACTCATCGAGATTTTCAATGTGCGCTGCCTCATCAAGCACCAAAAGAGATAGTGCTTCTGAACGACCAGCATCGCCGGAAGTGGAAGCAGCCTTAATTGAAGAGCCATTAGATAATTCAAAAGAGGTTCTGTTATCGACGCTGATTGTGGCGATCTTCAACCAATCTGGAATGTTGCGCATAATCCCTTTGACTTTCTTAACCAAGTTTCCTGCCGTCGCAAACTTGGTTGCCATAACGAGGATTGCTTTATCGCGATGGAAGAGCATCATCCACACGATGTAACCAGCAGTGATTGTTGATATACCTAACTGTCGAGCCTTGAGTATAACATTAAAACGATAATCATTAAAGTCTTTTAATAGATCGTCTTGAAAATCATATGTATCAAATAAAATAAGCCCGTGCATCGGGTGAGATATACGGGCATAATTCTTTAAAAAATAAGCGGGATCCTTACCGCACTTTACTATTTCCTTTACGGTTTGCTTTTTGTCTAATTGAAAACTCATTAATCATTTTCGGTTTGTACTGTGTCGCCGGCGCTAGCTGCAATTGTTGCAATTTCTCCTAAAGCCTTTTCCAGTTTTTCCAATCTCGCTTCAAGGCTGCCGCCGGCAGATCGCGGAGAATGGCGTCCGATATCGCCGTATGAAGCGGCGCCGGGCTTCGGCATTTCGGAGAGTGGGGGAGGTTCATTCCGAAATACATAGTCTTCTTCTTCGTCTTCATATCTATGTATTGGATTTCCAAACTGATCGAGGTTTGCACTCTCATCTGCCATTTCTAAAATTCTAGTTCTTATCTGTGATACTATTGGATCATCTGCCATCTCTGGAAAATCGGCGGGAGTGATATTCTTATCTCTTAGTGCCATCGCCATTTGCAGAATTTCCGAATCATAATTTCCCAGCCAACTCTTATCGCCGCCTTCTTCTACGAACATCTGCTCCAAAAATTCAGCCATATCTTCGCCGGCTTGTTCTTCGGGAGTTACGGGATATTTCTCAAAATCCATTGCCGTCGCGGCGGTCGCAAGCTCATCCGGAATTCCTGTTTTAGATGGAGCGTCATACCTGAACTCCGCTTCTTTAATAACTTTCTTATCTGTCTTCTCGTCCATAAAGTAACGAGGATCAAAACGTCGTTTGTTCTTTCTTATCATTTCTTTTCAACCTCCGAACCTTTCTTTCGTGAATCATTATCGGGGCGCTTGCCCTGCCAGCCGCCCAAATCAAGAAACTTTTTCCAACTGGCTTCTACTGGTGCACCTTCTGCTGATGGAACTTCCATCGCCTCATCTAGCCCGCCAATCTTATAATGCATCTTGGCAGTTACCCAAGAGCGAACACGAGAAGAACTTTCAACTCGCACATCAATCTCGCCCTCTTTGGTTAAGGTCACGGCGTTGCCGGTAATCTTCTTATATTCTTTTCGGAGGAACTTGGCAATGTCGGCTATTGTTTGTTCAACATTGGATTCAAAGCCGTTCGCATATACTTCCTTAAGCTGAACGTCTGACTGATAACTCAGACACATCTTGTCTCCGTAAAACTTAACGTTAAAGCCGTCCATCACCCTTTTATCAAGAATGGGATTGCCCTCTTCTC